CGTAGAGTCTATAAGCCGTGTCATGAATTCGACTTCATTTTATTCTACAGTAAAGAGTGCATTATTGTCGGCGGTCGCTTTGACCGGGCTGGGTGTTGTGTTGCTTCCTCTCCGTATACTCCACCATCTAGCCTTCTCACCGGCTCACGAATCCTACTCTTACCCCTTCGAGCTTCAATCCGGATCTGCGTATCGTGGTTTGGTGTTCACCCAATGGTTGCTTGGTGCTGCAAGGCTTGTTCCTGTTGTTCGGCCTCTCGCCCTTTGGTTGAGCCCACACCGTCGTCGTGTGTGGTTGGAGCTGTTCGGGCAATTACCCATCGGTGTGCAGTATCGGCCACCCACTGTAGTTGCTCTGAACGCTCGGCTGGCAGCCGTCCCTGCACAGGATCGCCAGTTCGACGCACTTAGGGCTCCCCAATTCAACGGATCGACAACGTTGATGAAAGAGTTAGACTCCAGGCGTCTCCCTTATAGACGTCCGGAGGTTCGTGATCCGACGGTTGCCCGAGCTGCAGTCGTCGGAGCGCCTGGAGGGCCCCCACCCCCCTCTGCGCGCGCCCCAAACCTGAATTTGGTAGCTGAATCAAATGCGTTACCTATGCCCAATCCACATGCTGTCAATGCTTATTTCCGAACAACTCTGATTCGTAGGGCTGTCCGTAGTATGCCTGCTGGCACTTTGTTTGCTGATGTTTTCGGTCACGAACGTTCATACCGTTTCGCCAATTTTGGTCGTGAAGCCCGTATCGTGGGTTTCCGTCACGACCCGAGTGATGGTTTGAGACAGGACGATGCTTTTGACTGTACTGACGCACTCATGGTCCACGTCTACCATCACTACACACCCGCCGATTGCTTCCGACTCGCCCGCCGATTCGCCCCGAACGTCAACACCGTCTATATTGTGCACGATCGCTTCAATGGAGACGCCGGTGTGATGGAAGGCTATTGTTGGGTCCGCAAGGGAGATCAGATTGAAGCAACGACAGACCGCACCTGGACCCACCCTGATCCGATATGGTGGAATGTGTCCGGCTATCATGATGGTTTGGAATGGTATCAAGATCGCGTTTATGACTGGCCCCACAACTGCCAGTTCTGCCTGACCGTCCTCCGCACTCGGGACGATTTCGATTCAGCCATCACGTCACTCCCACCTCCTCCCTCCATTGAACGGCGTCCGCTCCCGTTCTCATTTGTTGTGCCTTTCGATATGCCACTGTTTGTGGATCGTTTGTGCAGTTTTCTTCCCTTCTGGCCTGAATATTATCACCCCACCCAGATCCTTGCACACATCCGAGGTGCCAATGCTCATCGTGGTTGTTCCGTGTTCACCGCTTCTGATATGTCCCGCGCGTTGATCGCTATCAACGTGGTACTCAGTCCGATCCAAACCCCTTGTGGTCCATATGTCCTGACAGCCATCTTGACACATGCACACTACAGGGATAGTGTCGGTCTGAACGGTTACATCCGGAACGGGGGACACGCAAACGCCGCTCGCATTGCATCGAGTCAGAACTCCGCCGACTTCTCGGTGTTCCGAACTTGTTGTCAAGTGATCGCGTGGTCTGCCGGTGGTATGGCCTTGATCAGTCTCGCCTTGACCCGTGCACCCTCCATCCCGTACGCTGCACTGTTCAAGGGAGCTCCAGCTATCTTAGCTGCACCCGTGATTGAAGAACTCTACAAACGGTCCTGTGGGCCCCAATATTGGAAACGCATCGGTTTCTCCACTGCTATTGCATTGTTCGAGTCCACGTTCAATGTCCCAGACCGCTCCCTTCAAGAATACGCCTGGCGATTGATGGTTCACAACATTTTCGGTTGTGTTCCCCTTCCTTATGGAATCGCTCTCCACGGTGTTTATAATTACTGTGTGATTATGGGAGGAGCTGTGTTAAATGGACTGGACCCGAACGATCCTCAGGCCGTGCTTGCACTCCCATGGAAACAGCTCTTGGTTCTAGCTGCCGCCGGTTTCACCTTGTGGTGGACCCTCAGGCCGCAACGAACGAGAGTTTCCTGGGGTGCCCGCCGACCCGAGCGTCCTGCCGTGATCGATGTATCCCCAGCACAACGAATTGAGTTTGAGCACAAGAGACTCACGCCAGTTGACCTTGAAGCTTTGATTGACACGTTGGATGATCCCGCTCCTACCGGCAGGCAACTCACCTGGGTGGCCGACTTGGTCGATGATGCAGGGGCCTGGTCGCCAGCGGGTCTGTCAAACGACCGACACCATGCTATCATGGTTGCAGGTCGGCTTGCCAAACAGCTTCGTCGGCCCGATGGGGGTCCAGTCGTCAGTGTGCCTTGGGATCGGCCCATTGCATTGATGACCCATTACTTGCATAACGCCGTCGTGAACCAGAACCTTCATGTTCTTGATTACGAGACACTGTGGCAGGGTTGGTATGAACATCAGATCAGCAGCGGACGGTCTGCACGTTACAAGCAACTACTCGGCTTTGACGTACGCACCCGTGCCCGACTGTTGTCCTCTGCCTCCCAGACCCAATGCCACCTCAAGCAGGATGAAGTTCTCTTCAAACACAGCTCCCCGAAAGGTATATACGGACGAGTGGTTGAGAACGTCGCTAGTGATGTCAACATGGTTGTCGGCCCCCTGGACTGGCATCTCACGTCTACCATCAAGTGTCTCAAACTCGAGGATATTGACCGTTTCCTTGTGAGTCCCTCTTTTTTGGCCGTGTGTGCCCTTGGTCTGTCCAATGTTGAACTGGACATGATCTACAACACGGCTTTCCACAACAATTGGGAGTTGCTTCTTGTTCACGGTGACGACGTGTTCTACACAAACTTTCTTGCTAACGGTCTGTTCGGGGACTGGATTGAGTTCGATCTCTCATCATGTGATCGTAGCCTGCAGCGTCGTGCAATGGACGCCGAGACCTCAATCTTTCGCGCCTGGACAGATCTTCTGAACTATCGTGGTGAATACATAGATCTCTATCACCAGTTGTCTCGTTCAGTCGCCGCTAGCACCCGCACTTTGGGGAAATTCACTCTTCAACTCGATCAGCGCCCTACAGGTTCCACGCGAACCTCTGTCGGAAACAGCGTGTTGGTTATGGGAGTGTTTTTGGCTGCTTTTGAGGCCAATCCTGATCGTGACGTGGCTGGACTCCTACGTACCGCTGAGTCCTATGGTTTGTTGTTGACGTATAGTAATGGTGGTTTGAGGACCGTTGGTACGTTCTTAAAAGGCTGTTGGTTGCCATCGGAAGATGGATCCTATCATTGGTATAAGCTGCCGTCTTCCGTGATGAAGGCTCTCAAGTGCGGTTCCAAAATGGGTATCCAGATGGCGACGCGAGTCGAACGGCGCGAAATCGTGCCTCTCGATGTTGCTAAAAGACGATGGATGCACATGATGGCTCAAGGCCACGACTCACTGCCTCACATTCCGGCGGTTCGTGCGTTCTTCGACTTTTGGAAGCGCGACATCGAGGTATGCCACAGAGAACATATTGGACATGGCACAGCTTATGCTTTGGAACGGACGACACGTGAGACCTCAGCCCCAACGACTGCTGGTCTTGCCAGGCTGTCGGCCCGATACGGCAACGTGGATTGGACCGCTTTCCACGATGAGCTGATGCGGATGAAAATCGGTAAACAGTTTGATGCACCGATTTTGGCCATGTTGACAACGATTGACTATTAAATTCACTTTCACGAGCAAGAACGGCACCGTTTCGCCGTGGGGCTTGACAGACCCCCTCTCCCAGTTATGTTGTTTAACCACCGGGTTGGTTTCCCGGACAACATTAGTCCCTCAACCAGCGTAGTGATATGACGGTTTGGCGACCGTCCGCTTCACAGCCGGGTCCTTTATTT